CACCTTGCCACCCGCCAGTCCCCAGGTGTCAGGATACTTGGGATCGTTGCGCAGTAGATACAGATATCTGTGTGTGGCAGGACAAAAAAACCATACCCCCACTGCCTTCACAATATGAGGTTCCATGCGCCTCCGGCGTACAGGCCGTCAATGCTCTTGACCCATTTTACATTGTCCCAGTAGTACTGGATACCTGTGGTCAGGTTGACCACGTACTGAGCACCAACATCGTTTTGACTGTCAAATGCTATGATCCATCTTGCACCATTGTATTCCACAATGTCTCCGCTGCGGGCAATCAAGGGCTGTGCACCAGATCCACTCCAGGCAGTGGGATTGGTGCCCACGTTGGCAGTATTGCCAGTGCTTTCGGTCAGCAGGTATCGTTGACCTGTCACCGCAGCAGGCAAGCCATCTCCGGGAGCAGCGGTCAAGGGATTGACCACAGAGTTCACAGGATCCAGAGTGTTTTGTGGTGCTGTGTCAGGATCAATGTTGAAGATCAACAATCGATCATCGGCAGGATTCACAGCAACAGTGCCCACAATACTGGAATCAGGTGCCCAGGGATTGTCTAAAGTGATGTAACTGATACCGGGTCTAAGAACTCCATACGCACTGGCCACTGCTGGCCATGTGATTTGTGGATTTTCCACTAGAGGAAATGTAAACGATGCCAGACTCAGTCGATCAGGATTCACAACCTGAGCAGGCTGCAACACCTGCAGTTGTCCATCCAACAGCAGTACCTGATAACTCCAGGGAGTTACCTTGACTCTGGTGCCCAGCAACAGGTCGTTGTCCAACAGAGCATTGTTGGCATCACCATTGGCATCAAAAATAGACGCAATCACACGTTCCACCACACCCAGTTTCTTCACCTTGGCCGGACTTGATATCCAGATTGGCAGGCTAAAAGTCAGAGTCATGTTGTCTATGGGATTTTCTGTGCCCACAGGAATAGTTCTTGAACTCCAGTTCACACGCTCAAGATCACATGTGGTAAGACTGGTCCAGTCAATGTAGTTGTCTGTGGCCTGTATCTCCAAGGAAGGGTTGAACAAGGTAGCAATTTGCTCAAACAACTGCATCTTTTGATTGGTGTTTGTGGTCCATATATCTAAGTTGATTGTCAACTTGTAGGGCACCGGCATAAGGCGTTCAATTTGAAACGCATTGCCCTGTGTGGTTTCATAAGTTTCTGTGCCAGGATCATATGATCTCTGACGAACCATCATTTTGTTCACATGATAGGGTTCTTGCATTCTGGGTCGATCATAGTCCAGGCCTGTGATGTGAAAAGTCATCAAGGGAGAGGATGGCAGCGAGTTGGCAGAGTTCTGTTGTATAATTGTCTGTGCCTGACGACTGGCATCACCGTAGCGTATGGGCACACGCACCAGATCCTTGATGCCTTGCTCGTCACGCCCGTACTCAACTTCAAACAAGCTGAACATGCGGGTGAATTGCAACAGATATCTACGTATCTGTTCGTCGAAAAAAAACTGTTGACTCATTGAATTATACCTGGTTAACTGGACTTCTGATATGGCTGTGTGGCCGGATAGGGATTTGCAGTTTTATTACCGCCATCGTCACCGTTGACAGCATCAGGTATCAGAGCTTGACTCAGACTCTGACGACTAGGTATGTTGCCAAGATCAGTAGTGTTCACAGTGTATGTATTGTTCACAAAGCCTGAGCGCAAGGTATTGTTGTTGGCACCTGGTGTGAGATTGGTGCGCACATCGCTTTCGATCTTGATCCAGCTGGTGCCGTTGAATCTAAACAAGCGATTGGGGAAATAATCCAAGCGCAGAGCAAACTGTCCAGACACTGGTGCGGGCGGAAAATTAACTCCAGCAGTCACAGGCAATCCGTTGGGTGCTTTGCCGTCTCCGGTCAAGTAACCAGCAGTGTAGCCATCTCCGGTTGGAGTGTTGCCATCGTTGGCCACAGTGCGGCTGGCATCTGTGATGGTGTAATCTGCGGTGTAGGTGGCTGACTCAGGGTTAGCAGGTGTGCCATCAGAATTTGTGGCCACAATGTAAAATTTGACCACATCAAATCCTGACTTGGGAACTTCTGCTTCGGCTTGAACCAGTATAGCATCATTGAGTTCCAGATCCTTGGGTCTAGTGCTTTGCCAATCAGCAATGCTGATGGGATTGGTCTTTTCAGTCCAGTATTCTGCATTGGTTATCTCTGTGCCCGGAGGAACGTTTTTGTTTGATATGTAATATTTGTCGCCGTATAACACAGTTACTCCACCTGGATAAAAATTGCCTGGATCCCAGATGTTGTTGGGTTCAAACGGCTGCTTGGTAATATCGTTATACTCTTGCGCATTGACCATGGGCGTGGCTTTTACTCGCCACAGGTGCGGTAGCCAGGTTTGACTAAAGCCTTCGCTGGCAAACGATGCATCCTGGATCACATACCACTTGGGCAGTGCTCGGGGTATGGCACTATTCAAAGGATTGTAGTCCCGCAGATTGGGCAATTCTATCACGTCGCCACTCATGAGTTTGCGACCCACTGTGTCTATCATGTTGTTGTAATGAAACGTGATAAACAAGGTATCGTTGTTCAGGAACAGGCCAAATTGTGTAAGATCAAAATCTATATCTTGTGCTCGGTAAACACCACGCATGACATAGATGTCTTGATCATATTTTCTATCTCTGTTTTCCAACAACAACAGATCTTCAATAAACAAGGGATTCAGTGTGTCGTATTTGGGCAAAGTGGCATCCGGATTGCCCCCGTTGTCACCGATGGCTGGTCCCATGTATTTGTGCAGGTATACATCAACCCCGCCAACCTGATACATTTCCGATATTGTTCTATCGAAAAACTGATAGTCGTTTGAGCGATTGGGTTTGTATAGTGATAATCTGGGCATGGTAATGTATTTATGGGTCAGTTGACCAATAATCCTGTTTGTGTTATAATTACTGCATTAGTAAGGAGTAACATGAAAACCACTGCCACTGCTCAAACAGCTCGCGCAACTGTGCGTCCGTTAAACCCACGCAGCGCCGATACCAAATTTATGGGCGATGAGCCTACTTGGCGTGTACAGCCCATTTATGATAGAATAAGTCAGCTGACCAAGGCGTTTAGCTGGTATAATTACTTTTATGGCAAAAAGGATGCCAGAGACATGGTAGTGAGCTATTTGGAAACTCACGGCCGCAAGAACGATGTGCGACTGCTTCGCGGTGTTCCGGATTCTGCACTGAGACTGACCACAGGCTGGATGTGTCGAATGAGCCAGGTGGGGCTAGACTTGACTGAAGCAGAACAGATCCAACTAGACAACATGTTGACAGAAACCCTAGGCACCAAACAAGAAGCAGAAGTAGAAAAAACAGACACAGCCCCGGCTCGCCAAACAATCCAGGATCGATTGAGAGAAAAACTTAGCGAGTGTGCGGGCGAGCTAGAAGGCTTGTTTGATGACTTTGTGGTGTCTGGTGCCAAGATGAGTGCAGACATCAAGCCCATTACCGTCATACGTGGCAAAAATGTAGCACCACAAATGGTGAACGAAATTGCTGTGGATTGGAAACGCAAACTTGTAGAATTTGAAACTGTGATTGGGGGCAAGGATGCCCAACTAGCAGAAGGCTACAGCAACTTTACCAAGATTCAAATGCGTGGTATTGTGAAGTTTTGTGAAGCAGTGATCAATGACTGCGGTGCATACGTGCAGATCAAGAAAGTTGACCGCAAGCCACGCAAGGCCAAGGCCATCAGTCCAGAAAAACGTGCAGCCAAGTTCAAGTTCCAGGCCGAAATTGTGGACCTCAAAATCAAAGGGCTTGCTCCTGCAAACCTGGTGGACAAGAGCGAAGCCTGGCTGTATGACAGCAAAAAGCGCAAACTGATCCATGTGGTAGCAGACTCGCATGTGGGCACGTTCACTGTCAAGAGCAACAGCATCATTGGCTTTAGCACCGCAGAAAGTGTGCAGAAAACTGTGCGCAAACCGGCCGACATTGTGCGGGCCATGCAGGCAGCAGGCAAGCCGGCTGCTAGAAAGATCTACAAAGATCTAACCACCACAGAGACACAGTTTAACGGACGTGGAACTGAGAACCTGGTTATACTGAAGGCATGGTAAAAGACTAAATATAGGGCACGGAGCCCCTAATGGTCGAACAACAACCTATTGATTTAATCACGCTAAAAACCAATCTCTTTGAGTATGTACGCCTACAACTGGGCCATCAAATCATTGACCTTGAACTTGATCCTGCTCATCTAGAAGCAGCATATCAAAGAACCGTTGGCACCTATCGCCAACGGGCCAACAATGCCTACGAAGAAAGCTACAGCTTTATGCAGTTGGTAAATCAGCAGAACATCTATACCTTGCCACAAGAAGTGCAGAGCGTTAGACAGATTTTCCGACGCAGTTTTGGTATTGCTTCGGGCCCAACAGGTTCTAATTTTGATCCGTTTAGTCAGGCACAGATGAATGTGTATCTGATCAACTTCAACCAATCAGGCGGCTTGGCCACCTACGATTTCTATACCCAGTATGTGGAATTGGCAGCTCGAATGTTTGGCGGCTTTATAAACTACACCTGGAATCCTGTTACCAAGAAACTGCAACTTATCCGCAGTCCAACCGGTTATGGCGAAGTGGTCTTGTTGTGGACCTACAATCTCAAGCCCGAAATTCAGCTGTTGGGCGACTTCCAGATCCAACAATGGATCAAGGACTACATGGTAGCAGCCAGCAAGATGATCATTGGTGAAGCCCGTGAGAAATTTGGCACGATTGCCGGACCAAACGGTGGCGGCACTCTCAATGGTGCAGCAATGAAGGCCGAAGCACAGGCACAAATGGACAAGTGCATCGAAGAGCTCAAACTGTATGTGGATGCTTCTCAACCATTAACATTCGTTATCGGCTAAACTATCTCTTGTGGCATCGGCCACTCTGTGTTATACTGATCATATGGCAGACTTAATGATCGATATTGAAGGACTAGGCACCGGCCCAGATACCACAATCCTGACTATTGCAGCTCAGAGTTTTGACCCGCTGGGCACAGGCTATCACGAACGGCATTACTATGCTAGAATTGATCTAGAAAGTCAAGAGGCTCGTAGCATCCAGCAAGGAACCATAGACTGGTGGGCCACCCAACCAGCAGCAGCACGGGACGAAGCATTCAACGAACAAGACCGTATTCCCTTAGACCAGGCCTTGGACGAATTGGCCAAGTTTATCTGGCAAAGCCGATTGATCTGGGCCAACGGTCCCACATATGACATGAACATCATTGAGCATGCCTACAAGAGCTACAACAAGCCTATCCCGTGGCAGTTCTACGTGGTTCGTGACAGTCGCACCATATATAGTTTGTGGCCCGAGCTGCCCCGTCCGGCTACCAGTCATCATGCACTGGAGGATTGTCGCCGCCAAATTGGCATGCTACAAACCACACTAAAACATCTTGACGTAAAGGAACTAAAATGATCATCGGAGTTGTGGGATTCATAGGTAGCGGTAAAGATACCATTGCAGATTATCTTGTTAACATACATCAATTCCGTAGAGAAAGTTTTGCCAACACACTCAAGGACGCTGTGAGCCATGTGTTTGGTTGGAACAGAGAACTGCTGGAAGGACGCACAAAACAAGCCCGCGAATGGCGGGATCAAGTGGATCCTTGGTGGGCAGAACGTTTAAAACTGCCCAAACTAACTCCACGTTGGGTGCTGCAATACTGGGGTACAGAAGTTTGTAGACAAGGCTTTCACGACGATATCTGGATTGCCAGCTTGGAAAACAAACTGCGTAATTCAACAGACGATATTGTGATCAGTGACTGCAGATTTCCCAACGAAATTAAATCAATCAAGGCAGCAGGAGGCATTGTGGTGCGTGTGACCCGTGGACCTGAACCTGCCTGGTATGATGCAGCAGTCAGTGTAAATCACGGACCCGACGGCAACTCTAGCTGGAGTATCAGCAAAGGCAAGTTGGAACGTAGTAAAATTCATGCCAGCGAATACGCCTGGGCAGGCACCAAGTTTGATGCTGTGCTGGACAACAATTCCACACTAGATCACCTGTATGAGCAGGTGCAGCAGCTGGTAACTCAACGATCAGCCTGAAGCTGATTGGGAACCCAAGGTATATCCAGCCGCTTTACTTCCTCCATGCAGTTCAAACAAACTGTGCGTAAATTGTTCAAAGACACATTGCGCATGTTTCCGTCCATGTGACACACCAGCAACTGACCAGCGTATCGTGATCTAAAGCCACATCTATCGCATGTGGCTTTTTTCTTGTAGCCCGCCTTCTTCCACAGGGCCTCGGGTGGTTTTATTTTTTTATTTCTTCTAATACAATGGTCACATTTGGTTCGATAGTGTACAACATCGTCGCGAGTGTAGTTCACCGCCACCAAGCGTTGGTTACAAGCAGCACACACAGGTCTCATACTGGTATTTACCATGCAAACCTTTGCAAAGGGCAACGCAACACCACTGGTTTTGTCATCATCCGATAAATATCTACATAAGTTTTTAAAGGAGCCAAAATGGCACTAGTATCACCCGGAGTTCAAGTCACTGTAATTGACGAAACAAATTACATTCCTGCAGCCACAAACTCAGTACCTTACATGTTGATCGCCACAGCGCAAAACAAAGTTTCAGGTTCTGGCGTGGGTGTTGCAGCTGGCACATTAGCTGCCAACGCAAATAAAGTTTATTTGGTCACTAGCCAACGTGATCTATCAGCTACATTTGGCAATCCGTTTTTCTACAAAACCACAGCAGGCACACCAATCAATGGTTACGAGCTCAACGAATATGGTTTGTTGGCTGCTTACTCTGCCTTGGGTATCACCAATCGTGCATATGTTCAACGTGTGGACATTGATCTTTCTGAGCTCACAGCCAGCCTGGTTCGTCCCACAGGCGAACCCAATGATGGCACATTCTGGTTAGACACTGCCAACACCATCTGGGGCACATTTGAATGGAACCTGACCACTGGTGCATTTAGCAATCAAGTGCCCTTGGTTATTACCAGCACCGCAGATCTCACCAGCGGAATTCCTTCGCAAGATTACGGCAGCATTGGCAATTACGCTGTGGTTGCAACCAACGTTGCCAATCCTATATACTACAAAAATGGGGCAGCAACTACAACTCAAACTACTGCTACCGAATTGTCAGACTTGTACAATACCTGGGTTCTGGTTGGATCCAATGATTGGAAACTGAGCTGGCCAACCCTGACAGGTGCCAATGCTGTAACAGCTGATTTAACTGCTAGCGATACTATTGTGATCAATGGGTCAAATGTTGCTGTTCCTGTTTCTCCCAACAATGATGTTGCTGGTCTTAGTGCAGCTATCAATACTGCCAACATCCTTGGTGTTTACTCAGCAGTCATTGACAACAAACTGTGTTTATTTGCCAATGCCAGCGCCACAGCTGACAATTCCACAGCCGACGACGGTATTATTGTGGTCAGTTCAGTTGGTTCAACAGCAGGTTTGCTAACCACTCTGGGAATTACTGCCAACGCAGCCAATTATGCTCCTACTCTGCAGCAAAGTGCCAACTACACTGTGCCACGTTGGAGAACCACAGACGATCAACCTAGACCCACAGGCAGCGTCTGGAATAAAATTACCAGCAGCAATCTTGGAACCTCAATGGTGGTGAAAAAATACAGTACTGCACTAGGTGCATTTGTACAACAATCTGCCACAGTATATGCCAATGACTGGAGTGCCAATGCAACAATAGATCCCACAGGTGGCGGCAAAAATATTCCTGTTGGAACAACATATACACAATATAATGTTGACCCAGAAGACAGCGGAGTTGTGGCATATCCCTACAACAACACTTATACTCTGCAGGTATTTGAGCGTGTGACTCAAGGAGCCACCGTAATAACAGGTAGCACATCCACACCTACATTTACAAATGGTAACCAATTTACTATTCAAACATCTGTGGCAAACTCAACCAG